AGTTTAGCTTGTTCAATACGAAGGTCACGTATTGCTTTAAGAGTATTATATGTACTCTCTGGTATTGTCTTTCCAAAATATGTTGTTACAAGGTCTTCATAGATTGTTGCAGCATTTGTCATATTCAAATATTCTGTTTCAAGACTTTCACGATGTTCAATCATACTTGCTTCTTTACCAAGAATTGTTTCAATAAGATTTTCAATATCTTGTTGACGTGTGTCTTTCAACATCCAAAGACTATGTTGTTCACTTCGTATATAATCATCAACATATTTTTTTGCTTGTTCATATGCATTATCTCTAATAAGATTTGTTTCATTAAGACTTTTTTCTTCATTATCAATACGAAGTTTCATATTAGCTATTTCAATAGCTTTCATACGTCTTTCTTCACTACGTGTAAGACCACGTCTACGCATCATACCACGTAGTTGTATTTTCATACTTTCAAGACTATTTATACGCATAAGACGACTATTTTCTTTTATAGCTTCATTTGCTTCTTCTTGTGCTTTTTCATATTTACTAAGAACTGTTATATGATTCATAAGTTCTGTTGTTAACCATCCAAATCCTTGAGCTTGTAAATCTGTAAGATAATTTGTATCTTCTATAGCAAGATTAACCCAATGAGTAATATCACCCATTTTTTTCTCTGCTTTCATAACTTTAAGTTGGTGGCCAAGTAAACCATCATAAATAAAAGAAACATCTTCTCCTGCATCACGAAGAGCATTAAATTCATTTACATAATCTTCAACATTTTTTGCTGTTAAATTTGATTTAAAATTAATATCGAAACCAATATTACCAAAAGCATTATCTAATTCTTTAAAACCACCAAAATCAATACCTTGTGTAACTTCTCCTACTTCATCACTTAACTCACTAATTCTAAGAGTTAAATTATCAATTGTATCTGAATAACTAAAAACTGCTTGTTCAGCAGAATCAATAGCAGCAGCAAAATCAGCCTGGTCTTCCCATGCTTGTAGAACCTTATCATGAAGTTCATCTTCAAGTCTTATAAGTTCTATATCCACTGTTTGACCATTAAGCTTCATTTTATTAACAACTGATACAATTTTTCCATATTCATCTATAGCATTTTTATATGTATGTACTTTTTCTACCTCATTTTCTAAAACTATAGAATCTCCTTCAAAAAGTCTTGTATATAAAGGTTTTTTTTCTTCAACAAATAAATTTTCACCCATTTCTTTCATATCTTCTTTCCATTTATTTTTATAGAAAGAAACAAGGTCATCTATATATTCTATACGTTCACTTGCTTTTTCGTCACCTTTAAGTGCAATGTTTATAAGTCCTGCTGCTGGAGAAAAAGCAAGTAAAATACCATCAAGTGCGGTCATCTCTGTTGCAGCTTCAACAACACTACCTTTCCATATTTCAAACTTTTTCCACATGAAATCAAGTTCTTGTGTTGCTTCTCCTATTGCACGCTGGACACGTTCATATCCCTGGTCAAGAATATCTGCTGTCATCTGAGAAGTATTAGCCATTTTAGCAAATGCTTCATCAGCACGACCAAGTGATGTACTCATAAGTTCAATATCTTCATTAAACCCTTTTATACCTTTACCAGCAAGAACCATCATAACACGATAAGAACGCATATTTGGAATAATCTGTGAAATAATAGATGCATTACCACCAGTTTTTTCATTAAGTTCTTCCATGAAACCGATAAGACCTTTTGTTTCAAGAGCAACCTGTGAAAGGTCTATACCATATTGTGCAGCAACTTTTTGAGCATCTTTAGAAGGTTTAATAATATTCTGAATAGCAAGAGCAAGTCCTCTTGATGTCATATCAAGATGAAGACCATGACGTGTAGCTGTTGCAAGTGCAGCACTGAGTTCTTCAAAACCAATACCAGCCTGTGCAGCAATTGGAACTACATATCCAAGAGCATTAGCTAATTCATCATATGTAAATTTACCACGAACAACTGATTGGAACATCACATCTGATACATGTATCATTTGTTCAACCGTCATACGATAAGAATTTAGAACACTTGTAAGAGCATCAACACTTGCTTCAACACTTGATAATCCAGCTATAGCATTTTTTGATGCAACATATAAAAGGTTTATTGCATCACTTGCATCTACTGCTGCTGAAAGTATTTGATAAAGTCCTCTTGAAAGGTCTTCAACGCTTTTACCAAACATTACACTCATATGTTCTATAGCATGTGTAAACTCAGGCATTTTATTAAGAGAAACTCCTGAAAGAATCGTTGAAACCTCTGCCATACTTTTTTCAAAACTACGAAATGCTTTTATACCTTCACGCATTGTATTTAAAACAGCTTGTATTCCTTGTTCAGCATATCTTAACCCTGCTTGTAATCCTACAAATCTTGCAGCTAGACCACCTAGTTGTCCACCCATCATACCAGCCGTTTTTCCTGTTGCCCCTAGCTGTGTACCCATTTGTTTCCATGCTCTTGTTTGTTTACCTGTTTGTAGATTAGTTCTAGTTACAACTTTTCCAAGCTGCCCATATTGATTTGCTATATTTTTAGCTTCATGTATTACTTTTTGTGCACCTTGAGAATTATATGTAATAGATACAACATTTCCCATGCTAGTCATTTTTTATTCCTTCTTCTTATTTTTTTCTTTAGTTTTCTTAATCATATCAATCTGACTTTGTTTAAGCTTAATTGGTTGATGTGTTTTAATTTTTTCACGTTTATCAAGATACTTTAAAAGATTATAATAGTCTTTTAACTGCATATCGTTTATATCCTGCATATTACCAACTTCCATGAACAATGCATATTTGTTATCACGAAAGTTTTCAAGTTGTTCTTTTGCACTTATCTTTATTTCTTTACCCGAAAATCCGATTCATCACCAAGTTCTCTTCCCTCTCCCCAAATCAATGAAAAAAGTTTTATATAATCATCTGGATGCATATTGTTTATATGTTCCATTGTAATACTATCATCTACTTTTTGAAGTGTTTTAAGTACCATTTGTTTATTGATTTCTCTATTATATTTCTCTTGGTCTTCTATATTTTTTTCTAGTTTAACCATTTCTTCCATTAATTCTTCTTGACGTTTTACTGTCATTGGTGGAAGTTTAAATGGTTGTCCTTTATTCATAAAGGATAATTTTATTTTATCTCCCATATTTTATATATCTCCTATAATTCACTATAGTTTGTTATAGTGAAATTACCCTTACAAAATAGCAAAATTGTAAAGAAATAAAGAAAGGTAAGGGTAAAAACCCTACCCTGTTTAGGTAAAATCTATTGTTTTAAATGTAAACGGCATGCTGCTCATCATAACACCATTATCAAGGTTCAAATCTATAGATAGATTATCATATTTACCATTACTAAGTGTTATAACATCATCTGTTGCATTTTTATTTGGACATCCTGTATCAAGAACAAGTGTTGTAATATTCCTAAATGCATCTACTACATTCCACCAAGCACCGCCACCTTCGTCTATACTAAGGTCTGCACTACCTGTTACATCAAGTGCTCCTGGTATTGCTGCAAGTTTTGTATTACTACCAACATTCCAATAGTCTGTAAGATTATTATCTACACTTATATTTATACTATCTGTGATATATGCATTATATCCACCTGTAAATGTTATACTTCCTGCTTGGTTAAACCCTGCAAGATTGCATCCACCACTACCATATCCTACTGCACTTGGAAATGGAAGTGTTGTTGTTGAAGCTGTTGTAACACTTTGTACACTAAAATCTGCTGTACATACATATTCTTCTCCACGACTACCACTGATTTCCCAGTTTTTACATTTACATCCTGTAAGTGTATATACTACACTTGCTGTTGAATCAACATTTGTTCCTATTATAAATGTCATAGATGGTAAATCACCATCACTATCTCTTACTACACAAAGTGTTGTCATTGATTCAAAAAATGGTTGATATACATATTCAAGATGTAATGTATTATCTCCACCTGTTTCAATAAACGAACATACACTTGGACTGTCTATTCCTCTTAATGGTTTATGAACATCTCCACTATCAATTCGAGCATCTAATATTTTATTAGAAATATGATATGTTCCAAGTGATGGTGCTGTTCCTACTGGAGAACCATCTGTACCATATGTTGCTTCTTTATAACACATTACTGCTCCTTGAAAGGGTAATATTCCTGCTGTTCCCATATTGTTTTTCCTCCATTATTTTTTTTTCTTTTTATTCTAAATATTCTTTTTTTATCCACTATCATGTTCATTAGCATAAACACTAATAACATGATGAAAAATTACTTTTTTTCCTATATTTTCTATTATTTCCCTACCTGTATCATTTGCTTCCATCCATGTACAGCTACTAACTGCATGTCTTTTTTCTGTTATTTTATCTATTAGTTCATTTTTACAGGCAGGCATCCATGTTTTAATCTGATTTATTTCATCACAATTGGTTACATATATATTAAAATCCATATATGCTTCATTAAATTTTATATCACCTGTTACATTATGTGTACGACTTGGTGCATCAACAAGTGTTACCTCTATAAAAGGCATATAAGGAAGTTCTCCTGTACGACATTCACTTGGAAGAAAAAGTGGTACATAACATGTATCTCCTTTATTACTTCCATCTGGATAACTAAATGTTACACAGCTTTCATCTGTTCCATCTCTATCTACATCATATGTGTAACCAATTTTTGCGATTATACTCGTTCTAGGGTCATAAGCTTGATATGCCAAATTAGACACCACCTGCCTTTGGTTTTCTAACCCTATTTATTATTTGTTTATATTTACGATAGAAACGACCACTATCTTGTACAACAATTGGACTATTTGTTGCTAGGTCTCCTAATGTTACTCTATCTATTTCTTTTAATCGTCTCATAAGATAATCTGCTCCAAGATGTGCTACTGCGTTTCTGAATATTTCTTTATTCCAATATTCAAGATAAACACCTTCATTATTGCTTGGAATGGCTGTAGAGCCATCATTTTGATATATGGCTATCTCACCACTCAAACGGTTAGAAATGGTCACAACACCCGTTTGACGGCTTCCTGCGCTATTAAACCACCATACATCAACATCTGTTGCACAGCTTGTGTTGTTTCCTCGTACTGTTCCATCTCCTGTTATATCTGCTATTGGATAATATTGTGTTTGAAAACTAGTATTTGTTCCATTAAAACCATTTCCTGTATCAGGGTCTCCTTGTGGTGTCTCTCTATATC